CGTCGGAGCCGTTCTGCTTGGCGATGTCCAGTAGCGTAGGCATTTCTGACATCTTGTGTTCTCCTTGTTGTTTTTTGGCTTGTTTCTGAACGAACCGATCCGGGCGAGCCAAACAAAAAGACCGTAGCGGGGGTGCGGCCCCGCACGGCCTTCTTGTCTTGGCGGCGTACCAGCGGTGATCGGCCGCCGGCGTCGCCCGGCTCGGTTGTCAATTGTTAGTTGTCAGTTTTCAGTTATCAGTTTTCAGTACTGACAACTGACAACTGATAACTGTTCATTTGGCCGTGTTGTTGCTTCCGGCCAGCTTCATGCTCGCCGCAAACCGGGCCAGCTTCGGCCCGATCTTCAGCGCAAGCCCGCGGACCTGCGCGGCCTGTGCTTCGTCGGCGGGCGCAGCCTCAAATGAGACCGGCTCCGCCTCGCCGCCCAACGCGGTAACGTGGCCGCGGAGCTTCTCGTTTTCGGCCTTGAGCCTCTTGTTTTCCTCGCCGATATCGGCCAGGTAGAGTTGCTGGGCCTCCTCGAAGGTCTTGCCCTGGGCGAACCAGACGCCGCCCTGATCGCCGAAGGCGTTCAAGAACTTCTGGCCGTCCGCGTTTCTGGCCGCCTGGGCCGTGGGTTGCTCGGCCGGCTTGTTGGCCGGTTCCGTGGCCGGTCTTTCAGCCGGTTCGTCCGCGGGCTTGTCCTCCGGGTTGTCGTTCGGTTGCTCGACGGGCTGCACGTTGGGATCGTCGTCACCTTCGGCGGCGGCCATCGCCATCGCCTTGTCGAAATGGTCGCTCATGCTTTTTCCTTTCGTCAAAATCGTAACGTTGATTTGTTCGTCGCCGGCAAATTTGACCGGCGTGCGTGCGTCGATTCCGTAGGGACAGATGGCCACACCCCGCAGCGGCCACTTGCGGAAGATCGTCGCCGGACCCTTGAGCGTGTAGCCGTTGACCTCCGCTTCCTCGTTTTCTGAGAGCTGCTCGATCTCCAGGCCGTCGCCGGCAAAATAGACGCTCGATTCGTATGGCACCTTCTGTTTCGCCTTGTGCACGATCTCGCTGGCCCGATCGTCGGCCTGAAAGGGGACCAACGCACCCGAGCAAACCAGTGCGTCCGTATTGATCTCGAACTTGTCCAGGTACCCGATCACTTCGTCGGAGTTGTGCACGTAGTCGATCGGCAGACGGGATTTATGTTTGTGCATTCCCGCAAGATCATGGACGCACCGTCCCCAGTACCAATGATCGGTGGGTCGTCCCGTTCGGGCGGTGAGCCGGACGGGGGTTTCCTTTTCATCTTCGGACTGGGCGAATTCACATCCGCCTTCGCCGAATTGCAGAGCCGCCACGGGGATCTTTTTGACGCTGGTTCTGAACTCGGCATTTTGCTGTTCCTTCTTCTTGGACGGCATCTGCTTTCTCCTCACTCACTTGGCGGCCGGCTTTGGGGCCGGCCCCGCCGCGATCGTCCCCGGCAGCCCCTTCGCCTCCAGGTACTCTTTCTCTTCGGCCAACTCGTCGGCGATGTCGTGAAAATCCAGACCCTGCTTCTTCAGTACGCGCGTTCGGGAGCTGATCGCCCCGCCGATCGCCTTCAGGTCCGCGTTGACCTCCTTCAAGGGATCAATCCAGGGTAGTCCCGTGGCGATCCACTCCCAGCGCAGGTCGGCCAGGGTCAAACCGGCCGGCAACTCCAGGCGGCCGTCGATCAGCCAGAGCGCCAGCCGCCAGGCCGTGATCGGGTTCAGGACGTCGTCCCGGAGGTCCTGGCGCTTCTCATTGGCCGACTGTTCGTACTGGAGCAGGGCCTGGCGGCTGCCGGAGTAGGTCGAAAAGCTCTCATCGAAAAAGCTGTACGGGATGTCCAGTGACTTTAGCGACGCCCCGATCACCACCTGGCAAAACGCCTGAAACTCCGACGAAGGCTGCCGTGATTCCAGGAACTCGGCACGATCGCCCGGATCCAGATTCAGCAAAAGCGGCCCACGCCCGAAGTCCACGTTGTAGCGTTCCTCCTCCTCGCCATCTTGGCCATCTCCGATTGGCTGCGCTTCGATCACCCCCACGTTATCGGCCGCCTCGCGGTAGATAGCCAATGCAAACAGCTCCGCTACCTTGGCCTTCGCCAAGGCGGCATCGAAATTCTCATACGTATCCTCGAAGCTATTGACTGCCGCGGCCAGCGGCGAGATCCCCCGCACCTGATCGAAGCGGTCGAAGAAGCCGTGATGGATCACATTTCGCGCCGATACCATCCGATCAAAGCTGAATTGCCCGTTCCCCTTCTCGCGCTTACACACGCAATAGCGCTTTGCCCGACCGACCGGTGATAGCTCCACACCGTGAGTCAGGTCTGCTGCCGACGGGACGCCGTCGGTTCCGGCGATCGTCGGCGTCCGCACGCGGTCGGCCTCGATGGCCTGCAAACGGCCGCCGCGGACCTTCAGCAAGAAGATGTCCCCGTCGACGGTTCGCCGAGCCTCCGCCAGCCTGATCATCCGCCGAAAGGAATGACGCTCGGCCACGTCGCAATTTCGCCGGCGGCCCCACCATGTCATCAGGTCCTCGATCTTCCGATCCAGCTCCGGCCGCCCGGTCCGCGACTGGAAGGTAAACGACGAGACGTAATCGAGGTGCTTACGAATTGCAAATGCGGCAATGGAGAACGATCGCTGCAGTTGCCGGGAGCTGGTAATGAGCGTGCCGCGTTGCTGCTGGCTGAGCTCCTTGTCCTCGCTACGCAGACGAGACACCGGCGGCCGCCGCCGCTTCTTGTCATCGACGGCGTCATAGCCGAAGGCCCGGTTTTTGAGGCGTTGCAACAGATTCATCGGCGGATTATTTCCCGGGAAATCCAATCGCTTAGAAGCCGCTCAGGTCGATCGTGGCGTATCTAGGCATGGTCCCGCTTTCGGCCGCCGCCCGACGGCGCCAGTGTTCCAACTCCGCCAGGGCCTGCTTGCGATCGTAGCGGACCTGCAGGCCGTCGATGGTGACCGAGACCACCCCCGCGTTGGTCGCTAGGGCCGTCTCCAGGAGCGTCACCATCTCGCTTGCCGTCATAATGGAAGCGCAAAAAAAGGCCGTGCGAGTACCCGGCCCCGCACGGCCTTCTCCGACTCACCTATTAGTGATTCGACAGCAGCCGTTCGCAATCCAGCAAATTTTTCTGCTTTTCTGAGCGGGGTCCCCCGGAAAAGTCATTTGTGCTTTTCTTCCGGTTCGTTCAGGTACTCCCGATCCACCCGGCACTGGCCACAGTCCAGGCAGCGGGTGTTCCGCAGGACGATCGCCGTGTAGGCCGTGCCGTGGTAGATGCCGGCCTGCTCGATGCGGCGCGGATTCCGATAGGCTTCCCGCCGCGTGCTGTCGCACTTCGGGCAACGTGAGGGGGAAACCTCCGCTGTTTGGCGTACCGTTCGCCTGCCCTTGGGCCGGCCGCCTTTTCGCTTCCGTTGTTGGTGTTGGTCTGCTTCTGTCGGCATCTCGCCTTCCTTTCCTCTTAGAGGTATGAAACTCTCTTGCGTTTCTTCTTCGCCCGGATTTTGGCCGGTCCCTCAAGTAGTGATACGCCCAGCATGGAGGCCGCTGCGGCGGCGCCAACCAGGCAATCGAAGAAGTGGTTGTCCGGCCGACCGGCCCGGCCACGCCACTCGTCGATCGTCCGCCCCCTTGCCTGGGTCCGCACGGAGTACTCGGCGGTTAGGTGGTCGGCCAACATGCGGTGCCCGCCGGCGTCGCGGCCGAACAGTGAAAGGCACCCTTTATCTCCGATGGGCGTTGCCAGGCGGGCGTGGACAAACGACTTCCAGAAGTTCACGTCCACCAGCACGTGGCGGATCAATCGCCGCCCTTGGGTTCCGGGGATCCGCCAATGGAAGCCCACCCGATCGCCCGGCTGGTGTTTGTATTCGGCGAAGGGAACCGCCGAGGCCCCGATAAATCGCCCGTGACTGGGGATGATCCGGGCGGCCTCGGGCGATCGTCGGCAAAAAGTGTAGATCGTGTCCGTCTCCCAGCCGGCGTCGATCAACAAAAGGCCGATCCGCAGCAGTACGCCGTCCTCGCGCCTCCATTCCTTCGCCAGCAGTTGGCCGCTCAGCTTTTCCAGGCCGGCGGTGATTGCCCCCTCCTGGCCAGCGCCGCGGGCGGCCCGGCCCAGTGTTCGCCGCGCGTCGTGAGCGGTGAAGTAGGCGGCCTGCTGGTCGGGATAGGTGCCGTAGTCGATCAGGTACCCGGTGAAGTTCTGCTCCCAGGCGGCCACTCCGTAGTACAAGAGCTTCTTGTGCACGTCGATAAATGCCGTCAGGTGTTGAGCCTGCTGCGCTATCTGGCCGCGTTTGAGGCCGTTGGTCTTGCTGGCGATCTGCTCGCCGGTCAACTGTTCGGCTTCTTCCCCTTCCACCGGCAATGGTTCGTTTTGGCCTTCGGCGGCGAAGGCCCTCTCGTCTTGCAGCCTGAAGTTCATCGCGTGCTGCAAGCCGCTTAGTTCGTCCTCGTTGTAACACTCCGGCCAGGCGACTACCGCCCCGCGGTCCATCTTCGTTCGGTTCTTCGCGTAGAACTCGGTCGCCTCCCGGCCCTCGCCGTCGGCCGCCAGGCTGGTCATGCGAAGTTCGGCGTACTGTTCCCAGAGTTTCTTGTTGCGGGGGAATCTGTAAATCATCTTCGTGCGCTCGCCCTGCCATTCGGGGTGCCGCTTCCGATCCAGCATCCGGTCGGCCAGATCGTCCGGGGCGATCACCGTACAAAGTTGCATCCCCGAAATCTTCCGGCCCGGCCCGGCCAGACCCAGCACCGCCCCGGCAACCGTCCTTTCCCGGTCGGCGCATTGCTTCGGCGAGCGGGCCGATTCGTCCGTCTGTAAGTCGTCCAAGATCACCAGCGACGGCCGGATCACGGTAGCATCGCCCCGTTTCTGTTTCATCCCCCGGATCCGCCCGGTGATTCCGCAGACCTGAATCACCGATCCGCTGGCGGCACTGCCCTCGATCGTCGGCAACAAAATCCGATCGGAGGTCCATCCGATTCGCGTCCGTTTCCCCTGATACAATTGGCCCTTGGCTCGTTGGGTGATTCCCTCCAAGCAGCGGATCGGGTAAACCACCTCCGGAAAGTCTGCGAGCAGCAGTTCGTTGTTTTCGAGTTCTGTCTTGATGGCCTCCAGCATCCCCTCGGCATGGCCTTTGTCGCTACCGATCAGCGCCACAAACTCCCGGGCTCCGCTGAGAATTCCCCACAGGGAAGCACATTCGGCGATGCTCGTCTTGCCGTAGCCGCGCGGCATTGCCAGGGCGAACAGGCCGCCTCGCGTGATCGCCCGCTCCGTCTTTTCCAAAACCTTCAGATGGTCGGGTGACCAAGCGAGTGTGAAAATGTGCGGGAAATAGGTCTCGCAGAAAAGACG